ACCCCCTTGCGGGGGTCGCTGTGCGTTTGCGCACAATGGGCCTCTATATATTTCGTAGAGGTCCTGCCTGTTTCACACCAGCGGAGAAAATGTCATGGCGATTACCCTTCTCGAGCCCCCCCGTTACTTTGATACGCGGGGACTACCGGATGGGATGGATCCCGAAATGTTATTTCGGTATCGCTATGACACTCTTTCTAAATCTGCGACTGGCCTTGAATCGTTCTTGTATAAGTACATTCCTATGAACTTGGTCAAGTCTTTCGCTTTCGCGATTGATCCTGCACATAAGTTCAAGGTTGCACCTTCTACAATTACGGCTGTTAATCGCACGCGCAAGCGTGCGACCGACTCCGTTCTACTCGATCGGAGATGGCGGAAAACACATACTACTGCGACTTGGTCACAGGTGCCTAACTATCAGAATGTTAGCATCTGTTCAAGTCCGTATTATGTGTTCAACGATAACAGCGATCCACCAACCACAGGAAACCTGGCTGACCAGCCAGTGTTGGTGGATTACATCAAGGACACTACTTCTCGAACGCGTATAATTGGGAGTACTCAAGGAGAGCTTGAATTTTTCAAGGCCACCTTGTTTTCTCCCCCTCGTACGACGTCTCGAGAGGAAAAGTATCGGCAAATAACTAACGGAGTTACGCCTTCACCACAATGTTCAGCCGTCGGCGGTATGCGCGACGGCGAAATAGGTGGTGATCAGCGTTGGTCCGTTACGCACGAGCCAATCGCAGCTACCCTGTCGAAATCGACCTACGATGCCTTGGTTGCTTCAGAGGTTGCGAAAGCTAACGCTTTGAGCGTCAGTTTAGCGCCTCGTCTGTACATGAATGCAAACCCTCACAAGAGGGAATACAGTCTTGCACGGAATGCAGCCGAGCTTAAGGACCTCGCCCGCAGTATGATCTCCGCAAGGAGAACTGCAGACGACCTTAAAAAGCTGTGGTCATCCTTACAAAGCCAGCCAAAGTTGCGGAGCAATGTCTTTGACCTTGCCCATAACGCGGCTAGCAATGTCCCAAGTGAATATTTATCTTTTCACTTCGGTTGGAAGCAGCTTTATCGTGATCTTGACGACTTGTTGCACTTACCAGAAAAGCTTTCTAAGAGGATTAACTTTCTCATTAAGCGTTCTGGACTTGCAACGACTTATCGCTCGAAACTGGATACCATTTCGAGTGATACGGGGGTTCCCGGTTTCACTTATAGCACGGAAGAGTACGACCAAAATACTACGGTCGCCTCTCGGATTGAGAGAATATCAGAGACTCGCATTGTTATCAATGCGACATTTGACTTCCCTCCTTCCAACGTGCCCCACTTTCGTCAGCGCTTCTTTGCTGACAAAATTGGACTCATACCACGATTCACGGATGTTTATAATATTATTCCGTGGTCGTGGCTAGTTGATTGGTTTACAGGTTTTGGTAATTACCTCGAGATGATTGAGGAAATTAACCATGATCCTAAACTGATCAACTGGGGCATGATTACCACGAAAACGAGTGGTAAGCTTGTCACTGAGTTTAAGTCTGATAACCGGCACAGACGCATATACTCTTTGAACGGGGTTGGCGGTACTACAGATTCGTATGTAGCAAACCGTCATACTTCCGTCATGGAATTCGAGGTTCAAACTCGAAAGAATGTTGCATCTGTCCTTGGCGTGAAACAAACTACGATCCCGTCGACGTTGTCGGCGTACCAGTTGTCTATCCTGGGAGCTATCTTAGCTCAGCGTATAGACAATACTAGATCTGGGACATTCCGTCCCAGGTCGTAGACTTATTACTTACCAAGGAGACCTCCTATGCTTGCCGATCCTGTCACTGTTGCTGCCGCTGCTCCGACCCCCGCCCTGGTGATGTCAATCATCAGAAGCGATGGGTTCGGTTCGGAACGAATTGACACTGGTGGTAATGGATATTCCATTATTACCAATCATTCGCGTCCTAAGAATGGCGGTTCCAAGCACTACGTCCAACTGACGAAAGTGGTTGATGCCGTCGATCCCTATAGCGGCTTGACAAAGAAGCAAACTGCTTCTGTCTCGCTTACCATCGTTAGGCCTGGTTTTGGCTTCACCGACGCGGAAATGGTTGCGTTGGCGAAGGCCTTGACTGACTATCGCGATGATAGCGAAGTGACTACGCTTCGTCTATTGCAGTTTCAGGCTTAATACCTTGATCAAGAGCATTATACTCTTGATCATCCACCTCCTCTTACAAAAGAGAAAGTAATGGATTGGTACACGCTTGAACTTGCTCTAGCATGGACTTTCCGTCTTGTGCTTACAATTGGAATGGTGGGCTTTATGCTCGCCACTTCTGGTTGTACGCACCAGCTCTCGCTGTCGACGGATAGCAACGGATCCTTTAAACGGGATCCGCCAGCGTTATCGGTGCCTAGCAATTGAGCTAAGCACTTTCGGATAGGCGTAGGACTCGGAATCACTTAACTCCAAAGGAGCAAGCGATGAAAAGTCCGATAGCTCTCCTAGACAGTCTCTTGGAAGATTTCAAGAGGCTGAATCCTGGTGTGAAAGGCCTTGATCGAGATCTCATTTCGATCAAGCATAGAGTCAAGCATGAAGGCGATGGGTTCCTAACCCGCGCCTTACCGGCTTTAGATGATGCCCTTTTAGAAGGCTTATCTAAAGGTCGGTTCACCTGCCCGATCGGATTTAAGAAGATCCGAGGGGGAGCAATCCCTGTATTTTTACAAGGTATGCTCAGTGAAATCTTTGACTCTAAAACTGGCCAACTTAAAGAGCCCATAGAATATGGGATCCTCAGGGACGTTCACACGCTTCTGAGACTCTTTAAGAAAACTCGTATGAGCTCTGATGATGAAGAAACTCTTCATAATAAGGCTGTAAACGAGTTTTTCCAGTGTGATGAAACTGCCGAATCTGTTACTATAACAGACCGGCAGGACCATCTCATTGGTCTTGTCGGTAGAACCATACTCTTAACCCTTAATCATAAGGATCCAGAAGATGAAAATATCTATCGACATGGGCCAGGTGCAGTACAGGAGTCGTATAAGGGCAACCAGAAATGGGCTGCTCTGTACAGTGAGCTTAGAGATTTCGCTCACGTTCCTGAATGGTTCGGAACAACTAACTTCTATTTTCCACACGATCACACGCGCCTCACGGCGGGTGGATTATGCGGAGGTGACCCACGGCGGTCTCATGTTCTACGAAGGACAAGAGATACCGGTTCGGCTCACCCGAAGTTAGCAGAAGTTACCGAATCACTCAAGACACTCCTGTGCCACAGGCTGAGCAACGCGACGGAGAATCCAGTAGTCAACTCGATTCTTCGGCCGTTAGAGGATCACAGCGTTCAACCCGGAGACGGGAGGAACGACTCGATCCAGATCACTCAGCTAGGCATCGTGGGGCATCAGCTAGACTTATTTCCGTCTTGAAAAATTCTACTTCAAGGCGGACGATTACGATTGAGCCTTTTCTGCGGCAATATTTGCAGCAGGGGCTTAATACCATTCTTCGGGAATCAATAACCGAGTGTGGTATCTTACGTAATTGTCTAGCTCTTTCCGACCAAAGCTTGAATCAAAAGCTTGCTTTGGAAGGATCCCTATCTCGCAAATGGGCTACCATCGATCTTAAATCTGCTTCGGACCTCCTCAGTCAGAGACTGGTGAAGTCTGTTTTCAGACACCACCCTAATTTCTTAGAGTGGATGATGGATAGCCGTTCTCCCTGGATTCATACAGGAGGCTCGAATGAGCCCGATGTACTTCTTGGGAAATTTGCGGGAATGGGTAACGCTACTACTTTTCCGGTCCAGAGTATCTGCTTTGCGGTAGTATGCATCGCAGCTATTATGGATAATTTGGGTACTAAACCAAATTACCGGAGAGTAGAGCGCGCCTCACGCTTGATTCGGGTGTACGGTGATGACATTATCGTGCACTCTGACCACGCACACCAGGTGGTAAAGTGGCTTCATGATGTGGGCCTAAAAGTCAACGTCAAGAAGAGTTTTCTTGAAGGCAACTTCCGAGAAAGCTGTGGTGTCGAAGCGTTTAGAGGGGTTGATATAACTCCTCTTTACATTAGACACTGGCCGCACAACATCGCTGAAAGTCCTAGTGTTTGTGCTCATCTTGTTAGCCTTAGCAACCACATGTGGATGCAAGGGCTTTACTCGGCGAGCAACTATCTGAAAGAAACAGTTGAAAAGTTCTTAGGAAGAACTTTACCTCTGGTATCTTCGCAGAGTGGTTCACTAGGGTGGCACACACGTCTAGAAGCGGTACAACCACATAAGTGGTGTACACGCACGCATCAGTTCTTGACTAGAACTTTTGCGCTTAAACCGGTGAAATCCCGGGATAAGCTTGACGGAAATGCCGCTCTTCTTAAGTGCCTAACAACGCCCCTATTGGGACGTGATAAGGACCACTTAGAAAGAACCGCTAGACGGTTTCAACACCGCCTAGTTCAGCGTTGGGTGCCGTCGTACTCTTACGACGGTTTAAATCTTCAGGTTTAGAATCTGAAGTCAGAGATGGCAATCGTTTATGAAGAATGAAAGAATTTCATTCCTTTGACCCAAGTATATCTTCTTAGGTCTGTTCATAAACAGCGGGAAGCCCCCTTACTGTCGC